ATAGAGGTATTGAATTCCGATATCATGACGGCTCTTCTGCAAGAGTTGGTTTTATGGGTTGGGATGATAGCGCTGAAGCCTTTACTCTACTTCATACTGCTACAAACTCTTCGGAAGTCTTCTCAGGAACGGAAGCTACGCTCAAAGCAGGACAAATATCTGGTTCTGGCGAACTTAACATTGTCGGAGCTGCGACTTTGGAAAGCACGCTTAGTGTTACTGGGGCTATCGGATCTGCGGCTGGACTATCCGGATCTTCCGTAAGTGCTTCATATGCACACGTTAATAATTTAGCAGTCAATGATGGCGGAACAAAGAGCGTTCGAGCAAACGGCGACGGAACTCTTGTTATCGCCGGGCAAGCTGCTGGTACAACCTGCTTATCAGCTTCTGGTGATGCTAACATCGTTGGTAACGTTTTCATTGAAGGAGACCTGGGTGTTAGTGGCACTTTCGCTCTCAGTAGCGTCTCTTCATCTGGTCCTCTTGATATTGTAGGAGCGGCAACTCTTGAAAGCACGCTTCACGTTTCTGGAGCAATTTCTGGAGCGGTTGGGATGACCGGCTCTTCTTTATATATTAACGATACATCCAAATTCCATGCTAACGGTAACGCCGAAATCCCTGGCGCTCTTACTCTTGGGGGTGCATTAGCAGGAAGTGGTAAAATTTCCACAAGCGGAGAAATATCTGGTTCTGGTGTTCTCAATATTGTTGGCGCTACCACTCTTGAAAGCACTTTGAACGTTTCCGGAAATGTAACATTGGGTAATGCAACTAGTAATACTGTTACTGTTACAGGACAATTGACAGCTTCAGAGGGCATGTTAATTAGTGACTTGGCTCAACTTCGTTTTGGAACAACAGGCGATATTGCGACGATAAAATACAACAGCGCTTCTGGTCAAAAGAACCTTTACGTCACATTGCCTCCGAATGGAATGATGTTGGCTGCTACAGGTACAAATGAGCCGCTCTTGTCGATCACCAGTTTGCACGCTGATGCAACGGCCGGAGCCTTGCAACTTTGTCACTTCCCAAACGATAATTCTGCTGCTGATGACGATGTTTTGGGTAATGTTATTTTTAAAGGATACGATTCTGGCAATTCTGTTACAACTTATGGCAAAATTATTGGATACTCAGCTGACGTCACTAACGGTACAGAAGACGGCAAAATAGGGGTCAATATTACAATTGGAGGCGGCGACTTTGAAGTGGCAGCTTTTGGTACCACAGGCTTGACTCTGCCGAATACTTCAAGTCACGGCTTGGTTACTGCTCATTCTTTTGTTACTTACTCGGATGAGAGGCTCAAGGAAAATATCAAACGGATCAGTAACCCAATCGACAAAGTTAAGGCCCTGCGCGGTGTTACTTATGATTGGCGCCATGATGGTTCGGAAGACATCGGTTTTATTGCTCAGGAAGTTCAAGAAGTTGTCCCTTCTGTGGTATATGAAAAGAAAGGCTACGCGAAAGAGCACTTTGGGTTGGATTATCCGAAAATGAATGCCCTTCTTGTCGAAGCTATCAAAGAGCAACAGAGGCAAATCGAAGATCTCAAAAAAGTTGTCAAGGGTCTTAAAAATTCCGACGCTAAAGAAACTAACAAAGTCAAAAAAAGGACTTGTTCTAAGTGTGGAAAAGAAGGCCATGACAAGAGAAGCTGCGCAAAGATTAAAGCTGAGTCAAAATCAAAATTTGAAAGAGCTTTTATGAAAGCAAAGAATAAAAAATAAATAACGGAGGTTTTTGTGGCTTCACAAAAAACGATTAATAGAAAATTAATTTTGAAAGCAATCAAAGACTTAGACAAAAGCTTTGTCGTCGAGGATAACGTTTATCACCTTGGCGAGAAGGCTTTTGTTGTTAATTCAGTCATATCTTGGTTGATCGAAAAAATAGAAAAAAAAGAGTTTGGCGATAAAAATATTGATTTTTACGTTTCTGCTATTAACAACTATGTCAATGAGAAGGTAAACTTACGATGGGATGGAAATGGAAACCTCCTAATCGAAACCAAATGAAAGAAAAAGACTGGAATCATATAGCAAAGATCGAAAAAGCAATTGTCAAGAAATATGGCAAAGAAGCTGTACAAAATCCTAAGTCCGGTTGGGACGAAGAAAAAGAAAAAGATTACATTCAACAGCTTAAAGAAATGGTCGTCAAAGAAGAAGTATATGATGAACAATCTGAAAAGGTTGAAATCAATGGTTTTTTAGTGCCTAAAAAACTACTTACTAAAGGAACAAATAAAAATTGCCCAGTTTGTGGTAAATTTTCATTGAAATCAAATGACGACATATGTATCATAAAATATGAATGTTGTCATACATGCTTTATAAAATATGTGGAAAATAGAGAAAAACGTTGGAAATCAGGCTGGCGTCCAGAAAGAGGAGATAAATAAATGTCACAAGCAAGTTTAGATGTTATTCGTGGTATAGCGCAAGCCGCGGCTAACTCATTTGACGGCGCGCTAGATGATAAGGGAGAGCCAATTAAAATTGGTTTAAAGCGAGAAGAGGGTCATCCCATATTCGACTCCAGAACCGTCGATGGTTTTAAAGTCCGTTGTCACGGCAATAAGTTACTTATTACATATCAGTCCGATATCAAACTTAAGGACGTTCACAAAGGAAACTTTGAAAGCGAAATGGAAATAACAATGGGTGATATTGTTAAACACCTTAAAAAACAATACAGAAAAGCTACAGGAAAAGCTCTTACTCTAACTTCTGATGGCGACTGCGAAGTTTTAGTCCAATCTACTTCGAGAGTCAGGGTTTTCGCAATTTGTAATAAAGCTTACAAGATTGGCGGACTCGGAGATGTCGATGATGTTACGATTCCTTCTAAGGACAGGATTGAAGGAAAATTTAAGAGCTTTTTATCCA